GTCGATCAGCCCGGCATCATAAAGAGCCATTTTCGCCTTTACAAGGTATCTGACCTGCTTCTCCCTCGGCTTCCCCTGAAAGCTTTCCAGTGCGGAATACGGCGTGATCTCGGCTTTTGCCTTATTTTCTTCATCCAGTTCCTTTTTCCATGCTCCATCATCCTCTTTAATATATTTTTGCTGAAGCCGCCTACGTTCCTCCAGGCTCATTCCAAGAGCATCATCTGCCGCAACTCCCCTATGGATACAATGGCAGTTTACCGTTTCCCCTGCAGGGAGAATCGGATCCCTGGGATACATAGGATGGTAGACAACGCCATCCCTCCCCTTTAGTTCAAACGGCTGGTCCTTCGGCACGATCTGGCCGTCCATCTCCACATGATTCGGGCGGGGCTTATTTTTATGCGCCCCAGTATGCCGCCATTCCTTCCGATCCGTAGATGGGCTTTGCTGAATCGCCTCTTCTCTAGCAACCGAGTGCGCCCGCAGTACCTCGGTAACCGCCACCCGTCTTGCCTGATAGTGTTCGTTCCGCCAGCCTCCATCCATTATTTTCCGTGTCAGTTTTTCGATGCTTTCCCCTTTATCTATGGTACTCTGAATGATATCCGAAATCTGCTGATGGGTGTTTATCTTCATCAGCTCTCCCAGCCTCTGGCTCCAGGAGGCAATCCAGCTCTGGGTTCTCTGCCGTATTATATCGACCACCAATTCCCCGTCCGTTTCCTGCATATATACGGTGGCCAGCTTTGGAATCTGCGTTTGGAGCATATCTGCCGCTGCACTTTCCACCTGCTCCGCAATATCGTCTCCATCCATCATTTCAGATATTGCCCGCTGCGCTTCCGCCCACCCTGAACCGGTTGCTGTTTCAAGAGCCGTCACAAAGTCATCAGTCTGGTTCTGGAGCGTTTCTGCAACTTCATCCTGCATGGTGTTGATGGCATCAACGGTATCTTCCGCTTCTGCATATCCTTCATCAGCCAGCGAATCCGCAAGATCATCATCGGCTTTTGCGAGATATTGGTCTATAGCCCCGATAATGCCGTCTGCATTAGACAAGAGGGCTTTTGCAATCGCCTGATAATAATTTGATTTCTCAGACATATCACTCACCCGCTTTCTCCTGATACCCTTTAAGCGCTTTCCGGATTTCCAGCATAATAGGAACGATATCCGCATCACAAGCAGCAGCTTTTTGAATCTGCCCGTCAAGCTGTTCTATTTTAGTATTTGTGATCGTTTCTTTTCCATTCTGAGGCTCTCTCTTTTGACCTACAGGCCCGTTTTTCTGTGCCGACAGGTTTCCTAATGGGGCGGCTCCAAAATCCGTCTGCTGGCTTTGTGAGAGCGTTTTTGCATACGCAAGGGGAATATCGCCCCAGTCTCCATCGTAATCCTCGCAGCCGTCCTTCCCCAATACCTCATAGGTAAGCTCTTTTGCCGTATTTGGCGTCAGACCGCCGGCCCGTTCGGTAATGTTCAGCATCTTCTGAATATCATCCGGATTGGTAATATCCGGCTCGTCAAACTGCACTTCTACATACCGAAACCGGTAGCCATTCAGCAGCTTCTGGTTGACGGTCCATGCCAGGGAAGTCCTCTCCGGCTGGAATACTTGCTTTTCGGTAACTTCCATTGCGGTCTGTGCCGTTGCCCTGTTGAAATCCGTGGTATACCCCACATACAGATCCGGGAGCAGGAATGCGGACTGTGTTTTCTTTCTGCTGTTTTCCTGGTACTCCTGAAACAGTTCATCTTTTTGCAGAATAGAGGCAAGGTCTTTAATCTCCACTTCCGGGGGCTTCTGCTCCGCAAATGCAGCTGTGGTCTCCAGTGTATCCGTTTCCAGCACCAAAAAAGCGTGCTGACCTCTCTCCCCCTCAATAGCTTCCATGTATTCTTGCAGCTTGGTAAATGCTGAATCTGATAATGTTCCTCCCTTAACCAGAATCATAAGCGGCGTATGGCGGCCATGGCGGAAGTAATTATTATTCAGGACTTCCGCCTTCCGGTTCCCGTCCACAGTAAGCACCTGGCCAATCCAGCGAACCTCTCCATAGGGCATGCTGCCGATCCGAAACTCGATAATCTCATTCGCCTGATAGTCTATCTCAATGGCTTCTTCCGTTTCGTCTATGTATTTGCCATTTCTCTTATCCATGATGCGAGGATCTCCAAACTCCTTGAAATACACCGTATTACCGCCTACATTCTGCCGGAACTGCCGAAACTTCTTTTTTCTGCTGATTGCCATCCCTTTATAGAAATACTCCATATCCACATACGGCTGCAACGGATATGTCATATCTATGGATGGCGTATCAACGATAAACTGCAGCTCAACAACCTCCTGTGCCTGATTTCGGATAACCTCGCAGTAGGATATTCCATATGTCTCCCGGTCACGGATCACATTTTCAAATACTTCCTTGGTCTGCATATCCATATTAAGGAGCGCTATAATCTGCTTCAGCATATCCCATTCTGCCTTCATCTCTGGCGTTTCGTCCTCATAATCTTCCGCATATTTTACAGAAATACCAAAACCTGCTATATTGCTTTTGTACGCTCTGATGCATTGCGGCAGAATCGTAGAATTATCAACCAGCATTTTCAGGCCGCGCATATCAATTGGATGTGGTATCCAATCGGAAGCGGATATCTGCATGGACGGATCCAGCTGTTCACCATTGTCTGATTTTTCCACCTTCCGTTCTGCATAAAATACTGTGGGCGTATCCAGACCGGACGATTTCACAATTTTTACCGCCATCTGGGGCGCCGATGCTTTCTTATCATCCATCAGCCCTTCCCTCCCTTCTTTTTATAATTCAGTGGAAGACATACAAGCAGGATGCAGTCCCCTTCATCCGGGGAAGAAAGTCCCCTGTCTTTCATATCCTGTTTGCTCTCCACTTTCTGCTTTGCATTACTTCCAAACTCAAATTTCCGGCAAGACAGCTGGCCAATCAAATCGCTGTCATCTGGGAGTATGATCTCCGGCGTATGAGGATGACCCAAATCATCATATGGAGCGATCAAATCCCTTACCACTCCCATCATATAGGTAGTCGAATCCGCATAATGCCGGTGTTTGATCGGAACCCCAAAATTTACCGGCAGAATTACCATATCCCCAAAAACCGCGGGCTCGGACCGCCTTAGATTCCTAAGCTGGTCCACTACGCCGCCTCCAACACCACCATCATCCACCTTGACACCAATCTGTCCCTTGAATTGAAACCGCTGTTTCAGTTCCTTATAAAGCCTTGCTATCGTGCCGGTTGTCCAGGTGGTATCCTTGCCATTGTACTTTTTGTAAATCTGGACAACTTCATTTACCCGATACCCGATACAGGTTTTATCGTCTCCAAATCGGGCCACATCACAACCTATCTCGATCAGTTCTACACCGCTCACATCTATCGGCTGGAGATTCCCAGCGCTGTCCCGGTACCTTCCGAACGCCCTGGCCGTGGCTCCCGACATCTCTGTCTTAATGCTCTGCTCCAGAAATGAAATGGGAATAAATACATCATCCTCCTGCTCCGGAAACTCTCCGTACACCCGAACCCGAACAACATTGCTGTTCTCCCCATACTTCCGCTTCATAGCTGCGATATTGTCTTTGTTGGTGCGTCTGCTATTCTCAGAATTTACTGTATGACATCGATACAACGCCCGATCTGCGGTATGACTGTCATAAAATGTGCCACTGGTCTTTGTGGGATTCCCCATCAGGAGCAGCTTGTTGTTCACACCAGAAAGCGTTCCCGTGATTGCCTCCATGATCGGATCTGCAACACCGGAGGCTTCATCCACAATAAACAGCATATTATCCTCGTGGAAACCCTGCATATTCTCTGGCTTTGTAGCAGTCCTGGCGACTGCAAACCAACGCTTTTCATTACCAGCCATATAAATATATGTCTTAGTCCATTTAAGGATTCTGGAAAGCAAAGGAGACCTGCCCATCCATTTACTGGCTTCGGACCATAATACATCATGCAATTGTTGTTTAGTTGGGGCAGTTGCTACAATTCTTGGATACTGGTAACAGCAAAGAAACCATAACAAAGCCACAGCCTCTAAGCTTGTCTTTCCAACACCCTGGCCAGATTTAATTGCAACTTTCGGATTGTATGCTAAATCTATCAATGCTGACCTCTGCCATTCATCAGGCTCAAATAACAATACTTCCCTGGCAAATGTGACAGGATTTTCCCTATACACAGGAATTTTCTCTTGAAAGAAACGTTTTCTTAACATCCGTGAATCCTTATTAACCACCTGTCACATCCTCTCCTTGTCTTCTCCCAAAACTCCTGCAATCCAGTCATCAACAACATCATTACCAGCACTTTCACTTTCAATTTTTACTTTTTCCAATCTATATTTTGACAAGACCTCAATAGCTTTTGTCTTTGCTTTTTGTACCCTGGTAAGTTCAGCTTCTAATATCATTATGCTGTTTATAACAGCTTCCGTATTTGTAACACTTGTTTCTGTCACTTTTTTATACTTTTCAGTACCAAGAATTTCACCTTCAATATTTGCCAGGTCTTCCAGTTTTTTTGTCTTTGACACCGACTTTATAGAAAGCCCATGGTTTTCTGTTTCCATTTCCCTGTATCTCTTGATACTCTTCATAAGCCTTCTTTCTCTTACAGCAAACATCTGTAGCTGCATAATTAACTGCAGCTCCTCTGTATCATCCATACTTTCAACCAGACCAAGTTCTTCATTATCCAGTGTATCCCAGTACACTTTGGAATAAGCTCCATGTGTTTCTGCATTTTTATTTCTTGCTGGGACTGATGAGGTATGGCCAACAGAATTTTTATTTCCCTGCTGTCCTCCCCGTTTTTTCTTTTGCAACGTTGCATTACCATTTATCTCATTTTTTGCAACGTTGCAGTTACTATTTTGTGGAGATTTTACATTCCATTTCTCCCTATTTTTCCAGCTTCTTACTGTCCCCTCTGGAACGTCAAGTTTCTTAGCAATATCAGTAAGCTTCATGCCTTTTTTGAACAGTTTTTCAGCCTCTGCCCTTTTATCACTTGGCGCTCTTGGCATATCACCACCTCTCTCCTGTTCGTTTTGTTTTCATAAAAATAAAAAAGAGCACACTTTCCACTTTTCTGATATGGATGTTAATTGTTACACTACTAAATCTTGGTTATAAACTCTGCTTTTGAATAACCCTCATCTGGTTTAATCATCATTCTTAAAAAGTCTTCTTTTGAAAACTCAGAAAGACGGAATATTTCCTCTGGCTTCATGCCAAGCTGCTTTCCAATCTCTTCCACCGTCTTGCCTTCCCCCATTAATTTCTTAACTATAGCTTTCATTGGTTCAAGCAGATG